GTCCTATGTTATTTGATTCATTTACTGAGTATTTGCGTAAGTCTGCCATATTTTTTCTCCTGAGTTATGATACCTTACCGAGCTTGGCTGTCTCATGGGCATCTTGGTTACTTGAGGGGAGAATAAACTCCCCCCAAGATTGATTGATTATTTAGCTATTATGCTTTGTAATCTACTAAGGCGAAGATTCTTCTTTCACCATCAGTATTTGCATTTCTAACAGCACCACCATATACAGACTCGCAAGTTACGAGTGTAGATAAGTAAGAGTGTCTGTAAGAAGCCTGCATCTTAGCTTCCTTAGAGAAAGCGTAGTAAAGAGCAGATTCATGAATTGCATAGCCATAAACGATATCATCATCCGTATCATCATTCGCATCGATATCCTCAAGTGCTTTAATACCTTTTGAAGCATCAGCAACTACAGGGTTTCCACCAGAGGCAGAACCCATGTAAGGAGACTGAGCAATCCAAACAGGCATACCAAGAATAGCACCAGCATTACCAGTTCTTCCAAACTCAGCACCTAATGTTGCTTGAGTACCTTGAGAATAACTAGTAAGCGAGTTCAAACTTGCATACATATCTGGAGATAATACTAGATTCCAACCTTCTGTATCACCAGTTTCTCCTAAAATTAACCCCATTAAGGAAGTTAAGTTAGCCTGAGAAAGAACATCTCCAGTAGTTTCGACATGTAATTGCTTATTTGGGTCTGCTCCAATAGCACCATCGTTATCAGTTAATAAACCCTGTATGCTATTAGCTACCTGATAGTGTAGGAAGTTATCGAAACCTCTAGCACAAGAATATGCTAATTGCTTTGCATAGATTTCCATCAAGTCATAGTTAGACTGAACTTTAACAATGTCTGGAATGTAAGCAGAACCTACATTATACTCAGAAACAGTTAAAGAAGTCTCATCACTTGTCATACTACCAGCACTTGCTACATCAGTAGCAATCTCACCACCTTGTGTAAAAGCACTAAGTGCTGGAACACCAATGTGTGGTAGATGAATCTTATCGCCTTGATTTGCAATTTCTGGTGACAAATCAATTCCGACATTCTTCATCATTATTTTTTGTTGGAAAGCCTCTAATATAGCTTGCCCCCAAACTTCAGGGATAAACTGGTCAGCAATATTTGGTGTTACTGCTCCAGTACCTCCTGAGTGAACATTTACGTCAAATGGGTCTGTAAAAGCCATTTTGTTTACTCCTTAAGTTATCTTTTAAAATTATTGAGAATAGAACTCCAGTTATCTCTACGCTCTTCTTTAGATATACTTTTAAAGTCAACATCTTTCCTAGAAACAGTTCCAACATTATTTTGCGGATTGCTTTTAGCAGATGATAACTCTTCAACTACATCTAAAAGAGAATCTGTAGGTAAACTAGAGAATTTCTCTCTTTTATCTTCTGGCAGTCTTGACAAAGCATCATTCCTTAATCTAGTATCTTGAGACTCGAATTGAGTTTTAATTACTTTCAATTCTTCATTCTCTTTTGCTAATACTGAATTTAGTTCAGATAATTTACCTTGTTCTTCAAGTTCTGCCCTTTGCTTCTCCTCTACCATACTTTTCATCTCATTTAACTTTGTTTCAAGTTCTTTCTTTTGTGAGATTACTTCATTTAGTCTTGAACGAGGAATAGCATCCTGTACATTGTTTTCGACTTTAGTGTCGTTTTCCTGTTTTACATCTGGCTCGATGGTCTTTTCTTCTGACATTTTTACCTCTTGAGTGAGTTGGTTAATTTATGCAAAATTCCCTTGCATAATATGTATATCATAAACTAACTTAAAACACTATTCTAATGCAAGAAAAAAATTATGAATTTAAGAGAAAGTGGTTTAAGTATCTCAATTACAAACCACATGAAGGGCAATTAGCCCTACACTACCCTGAAAAGAAGGATGCCAGATTTCATGTAATTGTATGTGGCAGAAGATTCGGTAAGACTTGGGCTAGTGCTATGGAAGCTACTTACGTAGCATCCCAACCAAATAAACGTATTTGGGTTGTGGGTATGTCTTATCGTAAGGCTAGACTTATATTTAGAGAAATATGGCAAAGAATGGTTATCGGTCATGGAGAAGATATAGACAAGGCATCTGAAAAAGATATGTACATTCGTTTTAAGTGGGGAACTACTGTAGAAGGAATGTCAGCAGATAATGCGGATTCATTAGTGGGGGAAGGACTTGACCTACTCGTAATTGATGAGGTAGCCAAGATGAATAAGAAGATTTGGGATATGTATTTATCCCCTACTGTAGCAGGTAGAAAAGGCAAGGTTATTTTTATTACTACCCCAGAAGGTAGGAATTGGATATATGATTTATACAAACTCGGCAAACAAGATGATGACTGGAATAGTTATACATCACCCTCTTGGAAAAATCAACATGAATTTCCATTGGGGAAAGATGATTCTGCTATTATAGAACGTAAGCGAAATATGTCTAAAGAATTATTTGGGCAAGAGTTTGGTGCAGAGTTTTCTGTATTCGAAGGCAAGGTTTGGGATTTCAATAGAGATAAAGATGTGGGAGACTTTCCATATGACCCTAATTTGCCTACATTTTGTACAATTGACTTTGGGTATAGACAACCAGCAGTTCTCTTCATACAGACGCAATTTGATGGCGAATTTGAGCATATAAGAGTGTTTGACTGCATACTACATAAGAACAATATCAAAACAGAAGACTTAATTAAAATGATTAAGGTTAAAGGGTATCCAATCATGTCTTACTATGGTGACCCAGCAGGTGCGAATGTTCAAGGGCAGAGTGGTGCTGGAGATATGGAGATATTTAGAAGAAGTGGTATTGTGGTAATGTCCACAAAAGATAGAATGAGTAGAAACATTGTTAATAGTGTATCTCATACTAGAGGATTCTTTGAAAGTGCCGATGGTGTAAGAAGAGTTCATGTTGATAAGAAGTGTAAAGAGGTTATTGAAGATTTTGAGGAATATAGATACCCAGAATCAGAAGATGGCAAACCAATTAAAGAAGAGCCAATCAAAGATGGTTATCACGACCATGGAAACGATGCTTTTAGATATTTTATAATTAATAGATTTCCAATGAAAAACAGAGAAATGAAAAGGATACAAAGATGATAGATAAAGTAATTAAAGATAGACTTAGTGAAGCTAAGTTACTAAAATCACAATATAGAAGAAAAGAAATCAGGAAATATCTTGATTATTACTCTGGCACTTCTACTGAAGAATACATTAGACCTTACTTTCAGGGAGATGCTTTTAGTGAAATACCACCAGCTCTTCAAAACTTTACAAGAAAATTTATCAATAAAGTAAGTGGCATATATACTTTAGGTGCTAAAAGAAATGTTGAGAATGAAAAATACTTTGAACTAACACCTACAAAAGATGTTAGAATGAAACATTCTGAGAGAATGACTAGATTATTAGGCACAATTGCTAATAGAGTATATTGGAATGATGGTAAGTTTGATTATAGACCTATTTATTACTTTGAAGCCTATTTTGATGAAAATCCTTTTAAGCCAACAGCAATTATATACCCATTACTTAATAAAACAGCAGATTTATCAGATAACGAAGGTTTGCAATGGGAATACTGGGATTCTGAGAAATATATTATTATGAATGAAGATGGTGATATACAGAATGAAAAAGATAATCCATATGGTATACTTCCTTTTGCCTTTACTCATAGAGAAGACCAAATAGATTCTTTCTATGTAGAAGGTGCTAATGATATTATTAATTGCAACGAACAAGTCAATATTAGCATGACAGAGATGAATCTTGGATTAAGGTTTAATATGTTTGGTCAACCTTGGGTTAATGGATTGAATGCTGACCAGAACATGGTTCGTGCTGGTTCTAATACTATTCTCGATATGGGAGATGATGGTGTTTACAATATAACTAGTCCTAATGGCAATATTATGGAAGCTATTCAAAATATTAAATTCCAAATAGAACTTGTAGCATCTAACAATCATCTCTGGATACAATGGGCTGAATCAGGCGGAGAAGTTCCTAGTGGTATTTCTCTTATGGTTAAAGATATGGAGAGAAAAGAAGACTACTACGATGATGTTTCTCTTTGGAGACTATATGAAAAAGAATTATATGATATTGAAAGAACTATTGCTGGCTATAATGGTATTTCCTTACCTGAAGAGTTTGGCATAGACTTTTATGAAGTTGAGTACCCTAAGACAGTACAAGACCAAATTCTTAAAGATGAGTTCGACCTGAAGCAAAATCTAATCACTCAAGCTAAAATAATGGTAAGAGAAAATAAAGATTTAAGCATAAATCAGGCACAGGCTATCATTGAGGAAAACAAATCATTTAATGAACAAATTGTAGAACAGGAAGCTCCAGATGCAAATCAAGATGAAAATTAATGCTGACTTTAAAAAATTATCAAGGCAAATTCCTAAAATAGTAAAAGAACATTTAGTTGACTATGTAAAGAGTGTAGAGAGGGATACAAAATTAAATATAGATAACTCTACAGATGTTAATGGTAGGTCTTTAAATAGGCAATATAAGACAGGACAACCCCTAATAGAAACAGGAACTTTATTTAATAGCTTAGAATCTAAAGGTAATAAACTTACTGTTGCAAAGCATGGTTACCATCACGATGCTGGTGAATACAAGCATTTAAGAGCTGGAACTTATGTTCAGAACTTTATAGGTATTAATGCTAAATCAGATAAGATATTAGATAATAAATTCTCTAAAACAATAAATAGGGCATTATCTAAATAACCAACTCTTGCATACTACATCTAATTGTTACTAGTTTATGTCAACAAATATAAGGAAAGTTGACATGGAACAGGTAGAAGACATTCTAAGTTATCTCAACTCATTAGAATCATTGATAAGAGACTTAGAAAGACGAGTAACAGATTTGTCAGAGATACAATTAGCAAACAATCAACTATTAGCATCCCTTGTACAGGCTTCTAACAATATGATAGAACAAGCACAAGACCTTAGAATGCCAACTAATGATGAAATAATGGAAGAGTTTGTAAAAGCATCTGCGGAACTAGAAAACTGGGAGAAAAACTAGTGCGAGGGTATAATATAGCAATGTGGTATTGTAAATCATGCTCTTGGTCATGGAAAACACTAAGTTCTATCTTAGAAGACGAAGACCAATGTCCAGAATGCGGTTCTCATCAAACCCAAAGAGTAGTTAAACGAAAAGACTTGGCATAAACTCTTATTTTTAGTAAATTTAGGTATGTTGTCGCTCAATGTGAGGACAACTAAATTAACTAGCATATAGGAGTTATTATGAAAATAGCAAAAGTACCCCTTCATTTCAATCGAAATGAGTTCTTAACCCCCTTTGATAGAATGTTTGACAACCTTCTTAGTACTCAATTCCCAGAATTTGAAAAAGATTTTGGAATATCGTTTGAAAAAGGTTCATTTCCCAAAGTAGATGTCGCAGATTATGATGATAGTATTGTAATCATTGCAGAAATCCCCTCATTAAACAAAGATGCCTTAAATATAGATATAGAAGATGGCATTTTAAGTATTAGTGGAGATAAACACCAACTAGATGATGATAATGTTCGATACATACGTAAAGAACTCAAACACTCATCGTTTAGAAGGTCGTTTCAACTTGGCGATTTACTGGATACAGATAATATATCTGCAAACTTTGAGGATGGTGTCTTAAGAATTGAGATACCTAAGAAAGAACCTACTGTTCCTAAGAAACAAAAAGTAGATATAAAGTAAATAGTTGGGGGCTAAATGCCCCCTTCTTTTTCTTTTGCAATTACTAGCTTTTGCCATTCTTTTTTCTGAGATGGAGTCTTTCGACCTCTGGGCAAAATAGGAACACCTACAGCCATGGCTCGTTCTCTCCATTCTTTGGCAGTCTTTCTCTTGTCGTTCTTTGACTGATGTTGAACTTTTATAGAATCTATAACTTGTTGTGGTTTGCGTGGCAGAACTTCTATCTGAGGTTCAATATCCACATATTCAGCCTCATCAGGCTCTATCTCCACATCACTAGTGACTTCAGTATTAAGGAATTTTTCAAATGGGCTTTGGTGATTAGCTACTTCCACACGCTTAATTAGCTTTCCAGAGTGTTCCAATACTAGTCTCCCAGCTTGTACGTTCCCAGCTTCCGCCTCTCGTATCATACTATTCAATACAGAGGGCAACTTCGACCCAAATGATATCATATACTTCTGGTAGAACACCTCAACAAACTCTGGGTCTTTTAACCACTTGTGTATTGTCACAGCAGACACACCTGATTCCTCCGCAACATCTTTAATGCGTGCAGTAGGCTGATTGACCAATAACTCTATAGCTCTAACCTTAGATGGCTTCCAATGGGTAGGCAGATTAACACTCATATCGTCTCCAAACTTTCTAGTTAATTTTACACACTTTACAGAGACTATCAAAGACTTTCTTTTCAAATTTTTTCTAGGACATTCATTTGACCATTTTATGAGTCAGGAGGAATAACAAACCGCTCATAACGCTCATACGCCCTAGGGGGTTGCTAATGAGACTCAGTCTCAATAAGACTCGGTTGCTGGAACTTACGAAGACTATTTGAAAGAGTCAAGTAATTAAAAAATAAATACTTTTTTTGCTTGCATTATATGGGTAGCGGTCGCATACAAATAAAGTTTTATCATAAACAAATAAAGTTCTTGCAATTGTTAATTAGTTGTTGTTTATGCATCCAATAAATTTAAGAAGCAAGTAAAATATTTATGTCTTAATGAGATTGAGACTCAACAAGTGACCTTGTCAAATGCTATACTCTTTTAAGGCTTGTAATGATGCCTATATAGTAAGATAGTTAGTTAAGGTTATGTATGTATAGCTTGCATTGAGTTCGTTGGATTCAGGCGGTTTCCCTTCGTGAAACTATAACGAAATTAATTCGTTATTGAGAATAGATAAAAATAATTTAAAATAACTTAAAATAACTATTGACATTGTCAAATATTTAATGCTTTTTACAATACCTTTATACAATAAAAACTTATCTAAAATAAATAAATATTAAATAATAGTTGCATCTTTCATTTTAAGTAAGTAGTATTGACTATGACAACAAACAAACAAAAGGAACTTAAAATGAATAAATACTATACTTTACTTATTAAACATGAGATTATCAACAAATGGTCAATTGAATTTGGTGATGAGGATAGAGATTGTGTCAAATGGGAATATGAAGATACATTCAAAAATGAAGACGGCGTTTTAGCTCATAAAATTATATGTACTGATATGAATCAAAAGGTAATTAATGAATATGTAAATAACTTAAATAAAAGGAATAAATAAAAATGAAATATAAAACATTTAAGCCAGAAAATATTAAAATTGGAGATACAATTAACACTAAAAGAGGAAAATTAGTTATTGGAGAAATTCTTTATTATTTGGATTATAATAACGTTTGGAATAAAAATATTTTTCAATTTAATGGAACTATTTACGGGAAAACTAAAAAAGATAATTTTTTTTACAGTATTAAAATTTATGAAAATGAAAATCTAAATAAAAATTGGAGCATAGATTAATGAATCATTTATGCGTATTACTAGGTATTATTACTGGATTGATTTTAGGCGGTTCAATTTTTGGGATTGACTTAATGTATCAGGCATTAAATATCTTAATGGGTTTTTCAATTTGGACTTGTTTAATTTATTGTATATATTATCAAGTTAAA